TGTTGGATTTGGCAAAAACCTACTGACTGCTGGTAAGTTTGCTTTAAGATTTGCTGGACCAGTTGGACTTGCAGCAACAGCAATGCTTTCAACCGTGTCTGTAATTAAAATGGTAAATGCTGCAAGAGAACGAGAAAGACTTGCTATTGAAGGCCTTGGCGATGCAATGGCAACCACAGAATCACAAGTAAAAACACTAGGAAATTTCTTTAATGTACTTCCAACAAAATTACCATTTGAACTTGGTCAAAGAGAATTTGTTGCCCCAGAAGTTAGAACACAAAGACAAAATCTAAAAGCAGATGCAGGCTTCCAAAAAGAATTTAAGAGCACTATTGAACAATTAAGAAAAGCAACAAACGAAGAAGCAAAGGTTGTTTTTTCTAGTTTAGCACTTAATCTGCAAGCACAAGGATTTGCAAAAGATCAGGTTCAAGTAATTATTGATGCTCTTCGTGAAGAGTCTTCCCAGACAGATGTAACTTTAGATGTAAAAAGTTTAAACCTTTCACAAGAATCACTGGACCAATTAAAGAAAGATGTTGCCCCACTCCTGGTTAATTTAAATAAAGCATTAGACACTGGAATGACAACAAGGTTCGGTGGCGGACAATTTGGAGCACCAGTAGTAGAGTATATAAAGTTAACAAAAGACGCACAAAAACAACTACAAACAACAGCAGCCTTTATGTCTGAAACGGCAAAGTCAGCATCTGGTATGTTTGAACTTGGATTAATTGATGGAAAAACATATGAAGCAACACTTAACACTGTGCTTGAAACAACAAGAGGCTTAGATGAAGCACAAAGAAAACTCCTTCTTTCAAAAGTTTTTGAAAAACTTGGGGTATCTGCAAAATCATTTAATATTATTTTAGGAAACTCTTTAAGAGAGATGAAGATGCTTGCACTGCTTAGTGCGGGGGTACTTACAAAAGACAGCCCAATATTAAAGGCTTTAGCATCACAAGACTATAAAACTCAAATGAGAGGCGTTAATGGCCTTACTAAACTATACGATAAAATGTTTTCAAGCCTAGAAAAAATAGGAGAAGAACAAGATAAGATAAACGAAACAAAAACACCTAAAGGTGATGGAGAAAAGTCTGCTTTTCAGTTGGCTATTGAGCAATTACAAAAACAACAGGCAGAATTAAAAAATACAACTATTGCATATAATATGCTTAAAAAGGCTGGCTTTGATTCAGCAACAGCCCTTGAATATGCAAAAGACTCAGTGATCGCACTTGGGCTTGCAACAGGAACAATTAGCACAAAACAACTTGACCAAGTTAAAAAATTAATGACAGACATTGAAACAAAAGCATCTTCTGCTGCTATAAGAGATTTCCTTGTACAACTAAGAGATGAAAACACATTAAAGGAAAGTTTTTCTGGAATTATACCTAGTCTTTTAGCAATGGGTGCAACATTCGAAGATATTGAAACAATTGTAAACAATCCAACCTTAATGAATTCTTTTGTAGACAAATCTGTTACCGCAGAAGATAGAACTAGAAGAATAAAAGAATATCTAGATGCTATAAGAAGTGGCGAAGCAATTGATATTAATATTAATCTTCAAACACCAGAAGGAATACAAAAAGAGTTTGATAAAAGAAAATCAGCCGCAATGGAATATTATGATGTTCTTGAGCGTGAGATACAAGACAGATTTGAAGAACCGATAAAGGCTGCCGAAAAAGCAGCGGCAGATGCAGCAGACAATGTAAAAAAGATTCAAGATGAAATTGATGGTTTACAAAGCACCATAGCAAATAAGCAACGCAACATTGAACTAACCATTAATCGTCCAATTGAAGAACTACAGCAGTCTATAAATGACTTACAGCGTAGAATTGAAATGGAGTTTGACAGACCTCTTGGCCTTTTGCAAGATGAGTCATCTAGACTTTCTGAAGACCTAACCATTATGGATAAGGCTGCAGAAGGAATTAATGCCAAGTATGATGCACAAGCAGCAGCACTAGAAAAAGTTTCTGAAATTAACCAAGACATTATAGGTCAACAAAAACAACAAATTGGTCTTGCAGATGCGCTAACACAGGGAGATATTTCTGCAGCAGCAAATGCAGCACAAGAGATGAGAGCAAGCAGAGCAGAGGCCGCATCAAGAGGTGCTGGAGATGTTATTCAGGCTGCAAGAGAGGCTGAACTTGGTGCTCAAAGAAGCCCTGGTGGTTTAACAAGAGATCAGATTGCACAAAGACAATATCAAATTGAAAGACAGTCTTATGCTTTGTCAACTCAAAGAAAAGTTGTTGAAGATCAAATTCTTGTCAATCAAGATAAAATTTATGCACTTGAGCAAAAGAGAATTCCTCTTCTCGCTGACATTCGTAATATTGAAGATGATATTGTATTAATTCAAAACGGTAGACTAGCAACAGAACAAGCAGCATTGGCAGCAAAAGAAGCAACACTTGAAGCAACAAGAAAAGAACTTCAGGCAGAACTTGACACGATTGATGCACAGCGTGAGCGATGGGAAGATGCACAACTTGCAATTGACCTGGCTAAGGTTAAAGGCAAAGAATTTCAAGATCAACTTATAGGAAGTGAAAAGGTTGCAAAAGGAATTGCAGATAAGTGGAATAGTGTACAAAGCAAGAAGGTGCTACTAGAAATTACTGAAATTAGAACTGTCATTATAAATGAGATAAAGGGCACAACGGTAAAAAAGGCCTATGGTGGAAAAATTAAAAAAATGGCTGCTGGTGGAGTCGTTCCTGGAACTGGGCTAACAGATAAGGTTCCAGCGCTATTAACACCTGGAGAATTTGTTATTAATAAAGAATCTACAAAAGCATTTGGACCAGTTTTAAATAAAATCAATGAATCTAAATTCCCATCATTTTTAAATGCTGGCTATTCTCAGGAAAAATATAGTGCCGAGCCGTCTCTTTTTATATCTGCTCCATCAAGAACATCTGTAAATACTATTAGCGACAACTCCAACACAGTGTATAATTATAGTGTAGGCATTACCGTTGGAGGCTCTAGTGCTACACCAGACACAATTGCCAAGGCAGTCTTGGGAGAAATTAAATATATTGATTCACAAAGAATTAGAGGGCAAAGATAATAATGGCTACAGCAGGATATTTAACTGGTAGAAAAAGATATCAAAGACCACAGGCTGTACTTTGGTCTAATAATGCTGGGACACTTGTAAACGGGCTGTATGTTCCAAATGGATATGAAGTTGGAGAAGATGTTCCAGAAGGAACAGATCAAAACTTAATAGATCAATTTTTAATTCTATCAGATCATAATCGTGGAGAAATCAATTTTCAAAATCAAAGACTTGAGCAAAGACAAAGAACAGTAAATGGTAGAATGAGATCTTATCATATAGCAGATAAGATTGGTATATCTTGGTCATGGAATATGCTTCCATCTCGTGCTTTTTATCAAAATGCCGAGTTTAATTCAACAACTGGTGTTTCACCATATCAAAACAATACACAAGAATTTACAGCAGATGGCGGTGCTGGTGGAGTTGAAATTTTAGACTGGTATCAAAATCACACTGGACCATTTTGGATGTATCTAGCGTACGATAAGTATTCTAATTTTGGTGATGATAATAATGCATTTGGACACCTTGCACAATATAATCAAATTATTCAAGTATACTTTGCAGATTTTTCTTATTCAGTAGTAAAGCGTGGTGGAAATAATTTTGACCTTTGGAATATTTCGGTAACACTGGAAGAGGTCTAAAATGTTTGTTAGTGAAGCATTAAAGACATATTTAGAAACATCTGCAACAATAAGACTTCAGTCACTAGTACTGGCTGAGTGGAATATGAATATGCCAGATAATATTCAAAAATTAGGCAATTATAGATATAGACCAACTACGCCAGAGTCAGAATATTTTACTCTTCCAATAAGTTTTGATCCACTAGATCAAGGAAATTTTTATACAGGAGCAACAGATGCTGACATTGTTGTTGATGGTGGAGTAACTAATTCTGGAGTTCCACAGCAGTTTACGCTACCCAAAGATAAACTGAAAATGATATATTCTTTAGAAGATTGCACAAAGCCATTTAGACCAAGATCTGGAATAAACAAGCCACTATATTTTGCTGGTAAATATTTAGCAAACTCTGGAGCAAGTATCGCAGAAAGACCAAGATACTATATGCCATCTAGGTATGATGAATTTAAATATTGGACATCTTATAGAACAGAAAACAACTTTGAACTTGGTATTGCTAAAAATATTTCTAATGGCTTAAACTATATTGATGATGCTGTTCCATTTGTTGTGTATAAAAATCCAGTTCCCGCAAATAGAATTATTGTAAAAATGCAGACAGGAGTTGGTTCAGTTGATCTTGGACCATTTACCACAAGCACTGGACCTATAGATGACCCATTGTTTGGAGATGCCAACAAATCAACACCATCAAGATGGAGAATTCAGTATCTAGTTGATAATAACTGGGTAGATGCTTATTCATTTACAGAAACAGATACTAGACCAGATGGTTCTGCAATTATTAAGTCTGACGGATATGTAGAACTAGAGTATGGTTTGGTAATTCCAGAACAATATAAAAGCATTTTTGTTTATGCAGAAACTCTTTCATCAACTACACTTCTTCCAGAATCTGCACCAATAGGATATGCCTATCTAATTATTGAAAACAGTGGAGACAAAGGAACGTTTTATATTTATACAGAAACTGGAGAAGATGATGGTTACGATTCTTTTGTTCCAGAATACGGGTGGGTGCTTGGGTCAGAAACAGTTACAAATCAAACAAACTTTGTAACAGACCTTACATCTCCAGAGGAGTTTATAGATAGCATTAGTGGTGAAACTGTATACAGAGAGTTTTCATATTTTCAAGGTATGAGAATTGTAGTTGAAGTAATGAATAAGTTTGAATCTACCTTTGATTTAATTGAAATGTCTCCCAGAATGGTAGTTGACATATCAGATAAAGTAATTGATTTTAGAGTTACAAAAACACTGTCTGATATTGGAATAACATCTTTACCAGTAGGACAACTTCTTGCTTCAACTGGAGAGATATCCATATTTGATGATGACCAATCTTTTAACTTTAATAATACTGATAGTATTATTTCAGAGTATGTTAGAAAAAACATTAAGTTTAATTTTTATGAAATTATAGTTGATGTTGATGGATTTGATTACTACATCCCTATAAAAACACTTTACTCAGAAGGTATGCCACAAGCAAATATTACCGCTGGAACACTATCTATTTCCTTGCGTGATTTTTATTTCTTTTTAGAGTCTATGCCTGCTCCAAGACTTTTAATGACTCAAACATCTTTAAGCATGGCAATTGTTACACTTTTAGACTATATTGGTTTTAGCAACTATTCTTTTAGAAGACTTGACACAGAGTCCGACCCTGTAATCCCATTTTTCTTTATTGCACCAGATCAAAACGTTGCAGAGGTGTTAAACCAGTTAGCAATTGCAACACAAACGGCAATGTTCTTTGATGAGTTTAATAATTTTATTGTAATGAGCAAAAACTATTTAATGCCAGACACAGAAGAAAGACCAACAGACTTTGTTCTTTCTGGATCAAATAATCAGACTGACTCAGGTGTAGTGGAAAATGCTACTTCTGGAAACCTACCAAACATCCTTGCAATTGCTTCTGAAGATAGAAAAGTTTATAACGATGGAAGAATTAACTATACAACAAGATATATACAGAGATCATATGGATCAATTCGTCAAGCCAATATGGTGGATCGTGATAAGACTTGGATATACAAGCCATCGCTTTTGTGGGAAGTTGCTGGAACAGAAAATACAAAAACAATAAATGAGGTAGCATCAAAACAAGGAAACTATGTTTTAGGCGCTATGCCACTAAACTCAGACTTAACTCCAGATGTTCCAATTGTTGCCAACGGTATAGTGATAAACAATATTATGGATCTTGGAGAGAATGTGTATTGGCTAACAAGATACCAAGGCTATGTGTATGCATCTGGTGAAGTTATTAGATATGATGCAGCAGAATTTAATATAACTGGAATAGGCAATGTTTGGATTAGCAATAATCAAGAATATCAAAAGTATTTTTCTTCTCTTCCTTTTAATGGAAAAATATATCCAACAGGACTAATAAGGATTTTTTCTACCCCTTACTATGAAACTGTTGATGGAATCACCAGACTGCAGTCAGGAGCCGTCTATGAGCACGGTAGAGGGCAGTTTGGTACCCCTGTGGTTACTCACACCGCAGGAGTCAATCAGTATTGGTCAGACAATGCATATGTTCGTGGATGTAACATGCAGACCCAGTATTTGTTTACAACAAGTTTAGACGAAGATGTTGCTGTTCCACCAACCACACTTGGGGCTGCTGGCGTTGACAATACGCTTGCACGTCAAACAACAAGAAATGGCATTATTAAAAACTTTATGTCAACTAGTTATCAAACAGAGACAAACGTAAATAGTTTAAAGTCTACACAAAGTGGAACAATACAGTCTTCTGCTTTGGTAATGAATGGACCATCTTTTAAAACAACAGATGTGCCAGTTAACTTTGTATCTTATCAATACAAGCAACTAGATAATGCCTATAGGGGTTTTGGAACAAGGGTTCGAATTATAGGAAAAATTGAAAACAATGAAAATCGTGGACAGACCCCAATTGGAAGTATACCGTACTACCAGGTCACTGGATCTCAGGCAAACCAAAATGTTAGCATAGGTGGCGGTTCTGGTGGTCTAGCAGTATTGCTAAATCCAGAAACTAATAATGGGTATTATTTTGAGATTGTTGCTTTAACTGAAACCAATATTGAATCTTATTTAAAATTAGACAAAAATGGAAAAGCGGCAGTAAATATAAACAACATTGTTTTTTATAAAGTTAAAAAAGACTCTTCTAACAATAATGCAATTCCAATCAAGTTATGGGGAGGACTAACAAGTGTTATTGTTGATGACGGAAGATTTACTGGACAGTATAGAATGGCTGGAGAAGAAAAGCCAACAGTCTATGATCTATACGTAGAGTATCAGGACATTGGAACAACACGCAGGTTTTTCCTTTATGTAAATAATAAGTTAATAAAAATAGTTGATGATACAGATCCGTTGCCAATCTACAACAACATGGCACTGTTCATTCGTGGATCTTCTAGATGTATGTTTGAGCATGTATATGCATTAACAAACAACTATTCTCAAAACACTGTTTCTGTTGTAGGAGAAACCCTTTCGAGTGTTTTTGGAGACACGGAAATAGATGCAAACGAATCCTTTAGAAAATATGCCATTAGCGGCTTAATACAAGGAACTTACTTGTCTGGAATCAGTGCTCAGCAACCACCAAAATATAACATGTATTTTGATGAGTTTGGTTCTATTATGAGAGAATGTGCTTATTTTGATATTAAGTATGATCGATCATATCCTGCACTGTATGCACAACTTTCTCCTACCTTTAACAGAATTAAGGGATACACTACATCTGGTTTTCAGGCAGACTCTTATGGAGCAGAGTTCTTGATTTTTAATGCAACAGATACAGCGCTAAATCTTGATGACACCACTGGCAACTATTTAAGAATCCAGGGTATTACATTTACTCAAGACACATCATATGAGTTAACAGTAGATGAATATTTTAAGAAACAAAGTAATCTATCTGATCCAGAACTACAGGGAAGCACCCTTATAACATCACCACTGGTTGAAAAAGCAAAGTATGATAAAATTAAACTAAGTAGATTAATTTATGGAAAAAATGAATTTACAATTGATAGTCAATATATACAAACACAAGATGATGCTGATGAGTTAATGGGGTGGATTATAAATAAAATTATGACCCCTAAAAAATCTGTTGGTATAACCATGTTTTCTATTCCAACACTGCAACTAGGAGATATCGTTACCATAGATTATAAAAATAGTGATGGACTTGACCTTGTTGCAAATTCTTCGGAAAGATTTGTAGTATATAACATTGAGTATACAAGAAGTTTGTCAGGGCCATCTATGACTTTATATTTGAGTGAGGTATAAAATGCCAGTATCATCAGCAGAAATTTTAGCAAGTAAGGCAAGAATTGAAGAAAATAGACTGGCGGCATTAGACCGTGCTGCCGCTGCTGCCGCAACTGGAAATACAGCACGACAAGAAACATGGCTTGCATCTGCCGCAAGATATCAAACACTTTTAGATATAAAAGATAGACTTGCCGCATCTGCTGAAAGACAAGAAAAAGCAAGGGAAGAGGCTGCAGAAAGAAGAAGAAAAGCATCAGAGCCACCAGTTGTAATTCCTCCAATCCCTCCTCGAAGAGGAAGAGAAGATGAAGATGTTGTTCCATATACAGGAGCACCAACACCAAGTCCAGCACCACTAACCCCAACAACAGTTGCAGTAACTCCAGTTGCAACCGCTGTTCCACCACCACCAGTAAAAACAGCACCAATAGATACAATATTGTTTAATGATGACTCTGTTCCTATTGAAATTATGACAGATCTAATATTTGAAAATATTGGAGGGCAAGAGTTAATTAATATTGCTAGAAATGATACAGTAAATGGGCAAAATGTAATATATCAACCAATCAAAAATTTAACCGCTATACAGCAACAATACAATCCTAATAATATAGTTAGTCTTCAGGCTACATCAGATAAATACTTCCAAAACTTTTCTATTAAATTTGACGAAAAAGTTCCAGTAGAGCCAACTGGTCCAGCAGGCGCTCACGTATATGTAGACCCAGAGACTGGAGAACTAGTCGTTGAAGCAGTAAATATGCTTGAAGATGAACAAATTGAACTAGAAGTAACTGCAAGTGGTACAATATATGAGGCGGACATTTAAATGATAACTAACACTGGAAAGTCTATAATTGGAAAGTATTTGCTTGGTCAAGCACCAGCATACGCTTCGTACATTGCCGTTGGCTGCGGAGCACAACCGCTTGATACCGCTGACCCGTATGGGGATTACTCTGAAAAACAAAACTTAGATTTTGAAATGTTTCGTGTTCCTATTTCTTCTAGAGGATTTGTTAATGATGGAGCAACAGAAAAACTAGTTTTAACTGCAGAATTGCCAACAGAAGAAAGATATGAAATAACTGAAATTGGTTTATATTCAGCAGGATCTAATCCATCCGCTGGAGCATATGACAGCAAAACAGTTTTTGCTTTTACACAAGGAGAAAACTGGCAGTACCACACAAACGTAGCAGCGACATCTATCCCTACCATTACTGAGCCATTAGATGATCCACTAGATGATAACGTAATCGCTACCGCAGACCCTGTGTTTCAAACAAATGCAGACAACTCAATATTTTATAAATCACCAAGACCTGAAAGATATGAACGTGCAAGATTTTTAAATAATATTATTTTAATACAAGGAGATGATTCAGACCTAACTGTTGACCCATCAACTGGAAGTTCTGCTGGGCATTTTATTATTGAGTCTGGATCAAATCATATTCACCTAACTGGAGCAGATGTTAACTTTACTAGAAACTCTCCAATAGATGAACTTCGTCTTGCGTTTTCGATTATCAGTAAAGATGGAGATTCAGAATCTGTTCCAGACACTGTAAGAATTCTTGTAGATTTTGCAGAAACAGATACGGCAAATACTGGAGAATTTGCAAGATTTGAAATTGAACTAGAAAATGGTAGCGGTACTGGTGGAACATATGATTTTGAAACCAATAGATATTATGTAGCATCTACTCAACTACAAGAGTTATATCAAACACAAGGATTTACATGGAATGCTGTAACTGTAGTAAAGATATATGCTTGTGCAATAGTTTCTGATGTTCCATCTGGAGACTACTATATTGCCCTAGATGCTCTTAGATTAGAAAATATTGCAACAACAAATCCATTGTACGGACTAACAGGATACTCTGTTGTTAAAGATGCTGACGCAGAAACAATTGTTAAGTCACCAAACACAAGTAACTATATTGAATTTAGATTTTCTGTAGGTGTAACATAATGGCAAATGAAGTAATTAAAAAATTTAGAATTCCTACTACAGATCTACCACCGATAAGTAGTGTAACAGAAGGATATTCTTTGAGATATAGAATTATCTCATCTGATAAAAACAGAACATCTCATTGGTCTCCTATATATTTAGTCCTACCAGACTACGCATTTATTACTGGGAACATTGTTTTTAATAAAGCAGGCAGCATTGCTAGTTTAGTTTGGGATTCTGTTACATTAAATAAAGTTGATGGAGACAACACATATTTTATTAGAAAAGAATCACAATATGATGTTTGGCTAAGATGGGATAGAGGGGACGGTGGTGACTGGCTATATAAAGAAAGACTATCAACAACATCTTTGTCTATTCCTATACCTTCACAATATACAATAAATAATGTTGTTCAACCCTCTGCACCAAACAGATTAAGCGTTGAAATTTATTTGCCAGGATTTCCAATTGAACGAGCAGACGGTGCTGCTGGCACACCATTTTTAAAAGTTTATAGACTGCTCAATCAGACTGTTTAATGATATAATGGAGAGATAATGGCTAAAGTACCGCTACCAGAACGAGGACAACCACTAGATGTTACATACATCTATCAGTTAGCAGACGCACTAAATGATGTTTCTACACAGGTTTCCTCAGCAACATACAACTATACTACTGTAGATACAATTTCTGCAGGCAAGCAAAGTATTAAAACATCTGAGGCAAGAGTCGTGGGTGGATATGTAGAAGTTGCAAATAACTCTACAGTAAGTGCTGGAAATGAAAAAACATTTTCATATGATTTTCCATCAGATTTTAAGTATGCTCCAATTGCATCTGCAACAGCGGTAAATATTGGAAATACTCCAGCAGGACAAAATGTTAATGTTATCTTAAAAAGTGTAACAACTTCAAGAGTAGAGGGCATTGTTAGATTTGGTGCATCAGGAGATCTTTCTCTAGCAGTACACTTAATCATTATTGGTATTCCAAACTAAAGGGGATTGGGTAATGCATTGCATAAAATGCAATGGCAGAATGTTTGTTGATAGGCAATATTCTAGCCAGATACATATTGAAACTTATTGCATCTGTTGTGGTTCAAGAAAATTTTTTCACCCACCTTCAGATAGCAAGGAGGGTAGATGGATTTTAAACCAAGAAAACTTGAGAGCAAAGACTACAATAGTCAGCCTGTAGTTACTGGAAATAAAAAAATCTGGTTTCTTAATGGTGACTTAGTTCGACTTTATCATAGTTCAAGATCAACAGGAATGGTTTCTGTTTACAATATTACAAAAGATAGAATAGAAACATGCTTTCGTTCTGACTTTAGAAAAAATAGAGAACGAGCATACACTGTAGCAGAAACTGCACGACTTGTCAATAGGCATCGCAAGTATATTCCATTGTTAATTAAACGAGGAGTGATTCCTCCACCAATGGGATCTCAGTTGGACGGGGTAAGAGATTGGCAAGTAAGAGCATACTACTCTGAATCGCAACTAAAAGAGATACGTGATATACTTGCAAGTATACATATTGGAAGACCAAGAAAAGATAATTTAATAACTAATAACATGACTCCTACAAGTCAGGAGTTGACACGAAGAACTGGCGATGGTATACTGGTTTATACGAGAACAGAAGATGGTAGATTTATTCCAGTTTGGAATGAGAGCATCAATTAATGGAGGCAATGGTGGAAGAAATTACAGAGAACGTTATTGAAAGACAAAACACAAAGGTATCTGCAACACTTGGATACACACTTAATCTAGGAAATTTTCAATCACTAAGAGTTGATCTTGGTGTTGTTGATTACACTCGTGAAGGTGAAACTACAAACGAAGCAATGGACAGAATCTATGCATTCGTTGAAAATAAAGTAATCGAAAAAGTAAACGAAGCAAAAGCCGAGATCGTAGCAGAGTAAAGTGGCTGAACGCAAAGACCGAATGGCTTTGCTCAGTCGCTACAATAAACTTTACTTGCAGAGATACGAGCAAAAGTCTAATCTCAATTTAAACGTTGAGCAGTGGGCATCAGATGCACTTGTTGAATCCTACGGACTTCCTGCTTGCTATGACTTATTAGATTATTACTTTAGTATTGCACAAGATCCTACTTGGAATTTCTTTGCATACAATGCAGAAAAAATTCTTAATGGTAAACTTGATAAAGAACAAGATGACAAAGAGCGAACAGAGCGCAGGGCTAGAGCAAAGGAGTGGCTGAGTGAATAATACAGAAGCAAAATTAATCACTGCAGTTTTATCAGACAAACAGGTACACGTACTCCTTCAAGCAAATGTTGAAAATCTTCTTAGAACACATAACGATGTATGGAACTTTATCAGAAACTATTCTGAAGCAAATGGAACTGTTCCGCCAACATCCTTGGTTGTTGAAAAGTTTAGAGACTTTACACCAGCAGAAGGCATTGGAGCAACAAAGCATCATCTTGATGAGTTACAAACAGAATACTTAAACGACAGCCTAAAAGATATTATTCGTAATGCTGCATCTGAGATTCAACAGGGAGAAGGATCAAAAGCCCTAGAAGAACTAATCACGAAGACTTCCGAGTTAAAGAAAAACACATCTGCAATTCGTGACATTGATGCTACAGACATTGATTCAGCAATTGCGTATTTCGAAAATGTAAAGAAGCAACAAGAACTAGGTCACGTTGGAATCAAAACTGGTCTTCCAGGATTTGATAACTACTTGCCTTCTGGAATTATGCCAGGACAACTTGGTGTGTTTCTTGCTTATCCAGGTATTGGAAAGTCATGGCTTGCATTGTACTTTGCTGTACAAGCATGGAAGCAGGGCAAGACTCCACTAATCATCAGTCTTGAAATGTCAGAAACAGAAGTTAGAAACCGTGCTTTTACTATTATGGGTGAAGGTCTTTGGTCACACAGAAAACTTTCTAATGGAGATGTTGAACTTGACATGTTAAAGAAGTGGCACGAAAGTAAACTTCAAGGAAAACCACACTTTCACATTATTTCAAATGATCAAGGTGGAGAAGTAACTCCTTCAGTTATTCGTGGAAAGATTGATCAGTACAAGCCTGACTTTGTTATTGTTGACTACTTGCAGTTGATGAGTCCAAATCAAAAGTCAGATAATGAAACGGTACGAATGAAGAACCTTTCACGAGAACTTAAACTTATGGCTATTAGTGAAGAAGTCCCTATTATGGCTATTTCATCTGCAACGCCTGATGATGTAAAAGATTTAAGCACGGTTCCAACATTGGGTCAAACTGCATGGTCTAGACAGATTGCATATGATGCTGACTGGGTTTTAGCACTTGGTCGTGGTACCAATAGTGATATTATTGAATGTGCATTTAGAAAGAACCGTAATGGTTTTATGGGAGACTTCCTAGTACAGGCAGACTTTGATAAGGGCTATTACAGATATAAGGACTTTGAAGACAAAAATGGCTAAAGAGTTATATACAACGCAGCAAATACATAGAGTGCTCACTGGAGCAGGAATTGACATTGAGGCTGAGTATGGAACTGATTATATAATTTTTTGTCCTTATCATAATAATAATAGAACTCCAGCAGGGGAAGTTTCAAAAGAGTCTGGATTATTCTTTTGTTTTGGTTGTCAAACAACTAGAAGTCTTATTGAATTAATTATGCACATGACTAGTAGAACATATTTTGAAACAGTTAGATTTATAAAAAGCAAAGAAACAGAAACAGATATTGAAGCAGTTATTAATAAAGCATTACATCAAATTCCTGACTTTGTTCAGTATGATGAGTTGCTTATTAAAAGACTAAACAAACAAGCATTAGATTCTCCAAGAGCAATGACATATTTTGAAGGTCGTAGACTTACAAGAGAATCTGTGATAAAATTTGATTTAGGTTATTCTGAAAAACAAGATTCAGTTGTTATTCCTATGCAATCTCCAGATGGAATGTCTATCGGTTTTGTTGCAAGAACAATTGAAGGCAAAGAGTTTAAGAATACTCCAGGACTTCCAAAAAGCAAAATATTGTTTAATCTTCACAGAGTAAAAGCATCAAAGATAGTCTATGTTGTA